GGTGATTAGGACCCCAATTGATTTGAAGAGACAGCAATTTCCAAACCTATTTATGAAATATTGTTGCGCAGATTGGGGCTAGACACGCAAAGCCGTTGGTGTCACAATGCCAAAACGAAGCCATAAGTCCGGTTTCAAGCGAGTTATAAAATAATATTTTTATGGGAATTTAGGAACTATTGTGACAGCACAGCAGCGTAAACCTACAACTGGCGGTATTATTATCGGCTCCAGCTATGACGAGGCTCGGACGCGCAAGATTAATGCTGAAGCGGAGATCGCTGAACTCGAACTGGCGAAGATACGCGGCACACTGTGCATGACGGACGATGTCGTTAAGGCGTGGGAGAGCGTTCTACACGCTTGCAAGGCCAAATTCCTGTCGCTGCCTACCAAGGTCGCGCCTGTCGTGGCGAACGAGAGCGATGTGGCGAAGGTTAAGGACTTTTTGGAGAGCGCGATCCGCGAGGCCCTGACGGAACTGTCGAATTATCAGCCAGAGATTGACCCTGTGCGAACAGGCAGTGCTGCTGTCGAGAGTGAACCCGGCGCTGAAGAGGAAGCGCCAAAGCCCAAGCGCAAAGTTGGTCGCCCGAAGAAGGGTCGAACGATAATCGTATGATCGAGCAAGCCACCAGACAGCACGCACTGGAGCAAATGGCTAAGGCCATGAAGCAGATGACGCCGCCCCCACGCATGAGCGTGGCACAATGGGCGGATCACGAACGACGGCTTGACTCCCAGAGCAGTGCGGAGCCGGGTCGATGGATCACGGCGAGAGCAGAGTACCAGCGTGGCATCATGGATGCTTGCTCTGACCCACTGGTCAAAGAGGTGGTGGTTATGTGCGGTGCGCAGCTTGGTAAGTCTGAGATGCTGCTCAACACCATTGGCTACCACATGGCGCACGACCCAGCGCCAATCCTGATGATGCAACCGACTGTGGACATGGCCCAGTCGTTCTCGAAGGACCGCGTAACTGCGGGTCTTCTCCGTTCAACCCCTTGCCTTCGGGACAAGGTCAAAGATAGTAAGGCTAAAGATGCAAACAACACTACGCTTCATAAAGTTTTTCCCGGTGGCGCTCTTTCTCTTGTCGGTGCTAATTCTCCTAGTTCCCTTGCTTCTCGCCCGATTCGTGTTGTTCTTTGCGATGAAGTTGATCGATATCCTCCTTCTGCTGGCGAGGAAGGTGACCCTATATCTCTTGCCAAGCGACGGGCCGCTACCTTCTGGAACAGGAAGATCATTTTAGTATCGACGCCAACCAATAAGAACGCCAGCCGCATTGAGGCTGCGTATGAGGAAAGCGACCAGCGTAAGTTCATGGTCCCCTGTCACGATTGCGGTCATTTGCAGGAAATGACTTGGTCTTATGTCAAGTGGGAACATGATAATCCGCACACTGCCTTCTATTCCTGCTGCGAGTGCGGCTCGATCTGGGGCGATGCGGAGCGGCGCAAGGCTGTGTCCAAGGGTGAGTGGGTTGCCAACAAATCGTTCAATGGCGTGGCTGGCTTCCATCTGAACGCGCTTTACTCCCCGTGGTCGGTGCTGTCGGACGCGGTTGAGGAGTTTTTGGCGGCACGCAAAGACCCCATGCGCCTCAAGACCTTTGTCAACACCTTCTTTGGCGAGACTTGGGAGGATCAGGGCGAGGGCGTCGATGATTACGCCATTTCCAAGCGCAAAGAGGATTATGAGGGCGTCCCTGATGACGTTGTTGTCCTCACCTGTGGCGTTGACGTTCAAGATGACCGCTTAGAGGTCGAGATTGTCGGCTGGGGCGCTGGCGAGGAGAGTTGGCAGATCGAGTACCACGTTCTGTATGGTGACCCATCCAGTCCGGCGCTCTGGGCGAAGCTGGATGAGATTATTCTGGCGACATACGAGCATCCAAGCGGTGAGCCTATGTTGATCCGCGCCACTTGCATTGACTCTGGTGGTCACCACACCCGCGCTGTGTATAACTATGCCAAAACGAGGGCAGGGCACAGGGTTTTTGCCATCAAGGGTATCGGCGGCGAGGGCAAGCCCATCGTCGGACGGCCTTCGCGTAATAATATCGGAAAAATACCGCTTTACCCCATTGGTGTTGATACTGCGAAGGAATTACATTACGCCAGATTACGGATTGATGAACCCGGCGGCGGTTATTGCCACTTTCAATCCAAACGCGACGATGAGTATTTCCGCCAGCTAACGGCTGAAAAACAAGTGGTTCGCTATCATAAGGGTTACCCTACACGGGCATGGATCAAGACGCGGACTCGAAATGAGGCACTTGACGTTCGAGTTTATGCGATTGCCGCTTTCCATATTCTCAATATTAATATAGATAGCATAGTCAAGCGGTTTCATGCTACTGTAAACCGTAGGACTGAAGCTCTTTCTGGGGCCGAAGAAGCGAAGCCGCATCCGTTGGCCCCAAGGAAAGGGCCAAAAAGAGGTGGTTTTGCTAATAACTGGCGTTGAGGGATAATGGCAAACCTTTTTGATGAAAGCAATGCACCAGAAGGTGAACCTCTAAAGATTGTCGTTGGCGACTTTCTTCAGTGGAAAAAAACTTCGCTTGCCGAAAATTACCCTCCTGCCAGCTATTCGGCAGAATATGTGGCTCGTGTAGCATCAGGTCAAAGCGGTGAGATTAAGATACCTGCCATTGAGCGCACAGGATATTATTTGTTCCAAGCGACCAGTTCAACCACCGCATCGTTCGAGACTGGTTTCTATCACTGGCAGCTTGAGGTCACGCAGACATCTAGCGGCAACCGCATAGTCGTAGAGCGCGGCGAGTTCGAGGCGATTGCCGATCTAGACAATAACGGCGCTGATCCCCGCACACATGCTGAGATTATGCTGGATAAGATCGAGAGTCTGCTAGAGGGTCGCGCTGACAAGGATGTTTCGTCTTACTCGATCCAAGGTCGCTCTATCTCTAAGATGACGATTTCTGACCTATTGCTATGGCGTGATTATTACCGCAAAGAGGTTGTAAAAGAACGCCGTGATAATGCAATTGAATTGGGTAAACCCACTAAAACCACTATGAAGGTTCGGTTCCTATGAGTCTTTGGCGCGAAGCATTTGGTTTGCCTCCGAAGGCAAAGAACACTGTCGCAAAGCGTTCCTACCACGCTGCGAACACTGGTCGGCTCTTTGCCGATTTCTTTGGGTCCAGTCGCAGCCCAGACAGTGAGTTAAAGCCTGACCTCGTAATTATGCGTAACCGCGCACGGGTGCTTGCTCGTGATGACGTTTATGTCAAGCGTTACCTGACGCTGCTCAAGACCAACGTGGTTGGCGAAAAGGGCATGACGCTACAAGTCAAGGCTCGTAACACAGACAATTCGCTGGATGTCATTGGCAACCAGATCATCGAAGACGCTTGGTCGCAGTTCTCGATGAAGGGTAATTGCACATCTGATGGTCGCCTTAGCTGGATTGATTTGCAGAAATATGTGATGGAAGCCACCGCCCGTGATGGTGAGGCTTTCGTTCAGATTGTCCGAAACCGTGCCTTCATCCACGGTATAGCCTTCCATCCCATCGAAGCCGACATGATCGACGAGCAGAAGAATGAGCGTGCCAAGAATGGCCGCGAAATTCGCATGGGTATCGAACTTGATGAATATCAGCGCCCAGTCGCCTACTGGATCAAGAAGCGTCACCCCGGCGATCTGGACTTTGCGACTTACACCGTGAACGTATCTGAGCGCATTGACGCTAAGAACATCATCCATGTCTATGATCCGCTTCGCGCTGGGCAGACACGCGGTGAGCCTTGGATGGCTCCGGCAATTACCCAATTGAAAATGCTGAACGCGCACAGAGAGGCTGAGTTGGTCGCTTCGCGCATGGCAGCGTCGAAGATGGGTTTCTTTACGTCAGACAATGGTGAAGACGCCCCTGCGGACGATTACGACAACGGCGTGCCAATCATCGATGCGGAACCCGGCACATTCCACCAACTGCCCAACGGCGTTGATTTCAAGCCGTTCGACCCGACGCACCCAGCGACAGCGTTCGTTGAGTTCCAGAAGGGTGTCCTGCGTGGTATCTCATCTGCGCTGAACGTATCTTACGCCTCGCTGTCGAACGATCTTGAGGGCACATCCTACAGCTCAATCCGTCAAGGTGCGCTTGAAGAGCGCGATGCATACAAGATGATGCAACAATTCTTGTTAGAACATTTCGTTATGCCAGCTTACTCTGCATGGCTGATGCATGTCATGGAGTTCGGCTACATTCCGATCCCAGCGACACGTTTTCCTAAGTTTTTCGCGGCATCGCACTTCCGCGCACGCGGCTGGCAATGGGTCGATCCATTGAAGGAAGTCAACGCGGCTGTTACCGCAATGCACAACGGTATTATGTCAATGCAAGACATTTCCAGCCAATATGGCCGCGACATTGAAGAGACCTTCAGCCAGTGGCAGCGTGACAAGGAGATGGCTGATCAGTTCGGTCTTGAACTGGCCTTCTTCCCGTTTGGCGGCGATGCCAAGGCCAAAATTGCTGAGGAAGACCCTGATGCCGTATAAACCAACAGACGGTATGAAGACAGAGGCCCGGCGCGGCCTTGATTGGCGCGAGGAATATGGTCGCGGCGGTACTGAGATCGGTATTGGTCGTGCGCGTGATATTGTCGCAGGGCGGCAGCTATCTGAGGATGTTGTCAAGAGAATGTACAGCTTTTTCAGCCGTCATGAGGTTGACAAGCAAGCCGAAGGCTTCCGTCCCGGCGAGGAAGGCTATCCATCCAACGGGCGCATAGCTTGGGCGCTTTGGGGCGGGGACGCTGGGTTCTCATGGTCAAAAGATAAGGTAAACTCTATGGAAGAAAATCGCGCTGCCCCTGACGGGCTTAAAGTTGGTGATTTTGTCGAATGGAATAGTTCTGGCGGCAAAGCCCGTGGGCAAATCGAGCATATTATGCGCGAGGGCGTGCTTGGTATTCCCGATAGCGAATTTTCAATCAATGCGACTGAGGACGATCCGGCTGCATTGATTCGCATTTTCCGTGATGGTGAAGCTACCGAAACTTTGGTCGGCCACCGTTTTTCAACGCTTACAAAGATTTCAGACATCCGTTCTTCGGAAGAAGTGCAGCACCAGTTGAATGATGGTGATTTTGATGGTATTCATTCTGAAGAAGCAACTGAGGATCAGTTAATGTCGGACGAAGAGAATCGTGCAACGGTCAAGATCGAGATAGAGATCGACACCGAAGAAC